CGAGGCAGAGAGTGCCAAGGCAATCACGGCTTACGCGGCACTGGCAGTCGAAGGCGTGAACGACGGGTTGCTGGGCAATCAGTTGCGCGCGGTGATTACTTCGACCGGCACCTATACCAACACCGCCTTGGCCGTTCGGGCAGCCGTGCACTGATGGTCTTCAGTCCGCAGCGTGAGGTGCATGAACTCGACAAGTCCCTGGTGGTCGATGGTGAGGATGTCGTGTTGCGCCGGATCGTCGGGACGGTGCATCAGGTCATGGTTGATGTCGTGTGCCGTGCTTTCGTGCGGCGCTACCAGGCGCAGGAACTGACCGACATGATCATCCAGGGCGACAGCCACGTGATCATCTCGCCGACCCAGATCATCGACGCACAGTGGCCTGGTGGCCAACCCATTCATGCGTCTGATGCGACACTTGACCACCGGGTTCCACGCAAGAACGACAAGCTCGTCGTTCAGGGCAAGGTTCGCAATATTGAGACGGCCGAGCCGATCTATATCGCTAACGAGCTTGTGCGGATCGAGATGACGGTTCGAGGCTGAGATGCGCGACACCGCCTTCGAGCAGGTCATCAAACTGTCGTTGCAGGCGTTCTCGCCAGAGGAGGCGAAGCGCCGCCATATCGAGATCGCGCGCCGTGGGTTGGCTGAATACCTCGGGTCGGTTGGCGCGGCACCGGATGTAGCGATTGAGGTCGACGGGCGCCGGGCATCGTCCGAGGACGGCGTGAAGCCGTTCGGCGTGATCACCTATCGCTTCACCTACATGCAGGAGATCGTGGCCTACGCGCTGGCATTGGCACGCGAGTTGTCGCCAGTCGACAGTGGTCGGTTCAAGGGTTCGTGGTTCGCAATGATCGGTTCGGGCGAGGTTGAGGTCGGCGCAATCCCGGCCGGCGCTACCGTGACCATCACGAATGATCAGCCTTACCTGCGCAAGATCCATCAGGGGTCGAAGGGCTTCGAGAAATACGTGCCGCCCGGCATCGTCGAGAAGGTCCGCCAGCAGGTGCTGCGGCGCTATCGACAAAGTGTCGAGGCCAACATCGAGTTCGTATCCCTGCAAGGCGGCTACATTCTGAAGGGCGCGCGAACGTCGCGTCATACACATCGGAAGGACACGGCGGCCGGGCAGGAGATGCTTTACCCTGCTCTCATTCTTACACCGCGACAATTCTCATGAACTGGATCGACGCCGAGGCCGTCATTCGCAGTCACATCGAGACGCAGTGGGCGGCCAGTGCCTATGCGTCGATGCCGCTGGAATTCGACAACGAGAACGGTATCTACTCCGATCGGTACGTCTTCATCTCGGTCGAAGGACTTTATTCGGAAAAATCAGTCTACGGCAGCGTCGGCAAGCGGTCATCGGTCGAGGCCGGCGTGGTGTTCTTTCATGCTTTCATACCGACCGGTTCCGGCAAGAGCGAAGCCATCGGCGCGGTGCAGACGATGACGGAGATTCTCGAACTGCAAACGCTATCAGGTGCTATCAAACTGGAAGGTGGCGCTCCGCCGTCACCGATCGAGTATGGCGCGGAGTTCGACCGTGGCTTACCACGTGCCCAGCCAGGCGGTGCCTACTACCGGTGTTCCGGCAGCGTGCCGTTCATCGTAACCGACTCACGCTAAGTTCGCCTCCCGATAGTTCACCTACCGACGATCGCTTCCGGCGGCGCGATCGACCATCGGACCATTGCCGCCGATCCCAACCTACCTGAAGGAGATCGGCCATGGCCGCGACAGGCGTTCTTGGTGCACGACTTTACATCGGCGACACTCCACTCACCAACATCGAGGCAGCCGCAGATGCGATTGCCGACTTCACTGCGCTCAGCGTTGGCGTTGAGGTCGGACTGATCGAGAACATCGGCGAGTTCGGCAAGGTGTTCGATAAGGTGACCTTCCAGGCCATCGCTGACGGCCGGACCTACAAGCTCAAGGGCGGCTACGACGAGGGGTCGATCCAGATGACTGTCGGATCCGACCTGACAGATGCCGGACAGGCTTTGCTGTTCCAGTTCGGCAACGCGTCCGATCAGAACACTTATCCGGTGAAGATCGTGCTGGTTGGCGTCGATGCCAGCTTCGACACGATCTACTTCGGCGGCAAGGTGTTCTCCTACCGCCAGCAGCTTGGTTCGGTGAACAACGTGATCAAGGCGATGGTCACGATCGAAATCAATACCCCGATCTTCATTGGTGCCGCTTAAACCCAGCGCCAACGGAGGGCCTGTGCGCAGGTTGGGCTGGCGACGCTGTCGGGGCGTCGTCAGTCCGTCTCCCCGATACCCCGGCATTCCCGACACCCCGACAGGAGTTGTTGAATGTCCCGAATCAATGCGGGCGAAGTCGTCATCACCCTCGATGGCGAAGAGCGTATCCTGAAGCCGACTCTACGTGCCATCACCATGATCTCCGCTCAGTATGGCGGGCTCGCCAAGGCGCGAGATGCGTTGGCCGCGCAGGACTTCCAGGCGGCCACGACGATCATCCGGTGGGGTCTCAACCTGCCGGACAGCGAGGCGAAGAAACTGCCGGACCAGGTGTTCGACACCGGCCTTACCGTCGATCTGCTGGTCCCGCTGATCCGCTTCATCGGCATCCTCGCAAACGGCGGCAAGCCGCTGCCGGACGATCCGGTCGAGCTTGATGATGTGAGTGCGGAGGGAAACGCCTGACGATCGAGGACTGGGCCGACCAGATCTTCGCCACGGCGACCGGCTGGCTTGGTTGGACACCCGAGGTGGCGCTGACCACGCCGCTGCAACAGATCAATCTCGCGCTCGACGGCAAGATTGACTTCCTGAAGAAGACCAATCCGTGGGGCAGCAAGGACGATGACAAGGATGAGGGAGACCTGATGGACAAGGCTCCTGACCCACAGGGCGCAGCACAGAAGCTGCTCGCCATGGTCAAGCGTCGCAAGGCGCAACCGCTTCCCGTTCGTTCGAACTGAGGTCGTATGGCCGACGAGACTCCAAAAACCGCCAAGACTGCGATCGTCTATGACGCGTCCGGTGCCCAGAAGGGCGCCGAGGACGCGAAGGCGGCTGCTGACAAGGTGATCGCCGCTGTCTCGGCCATGGACCAGGCCGAGACGAAGTCGGCCGAGGCTGTCACGACCGCGACCGGACGAAAGACCACGGCGCGCAGCGCTGCGGCGCGGGCGGCCCAGGATGCGGCACGTCTGGAGGCTGCGGCTGCCTCGGCAGGCGGTGATGCGGTCGCCAAGGCCACCGACCGGATCGCCACGTCGCTGTCCTCGCAGACCCGGTTCCTGAACAGCTTCGCCCGTTCGCTGGATCCCCTCGGCGCTGCCGCGCAGAAGGCGTCCAACGCCCTCCAGACGCTCCTCGATATTCAGGCCAAGGGGAGTGCCGCAGGCGCTGGAGAGGCCGCTGTGACCAACGCAGCGCGGGCCTCGGACATGATCGCGGCGGCGACGAACAAACTGCTCCAGGCTCAGTCGGCGCAGACCGGCGGCGGGTTCACCGAGGGAATGCAGCGGCTCCAGGCGCAACTGGATCCGGCTGGCGCGTCGGTCAACCGCATGGTCGGCGAACTGCGCGACCTGAACGCGTTGCAAGCCGCTGGCGTAAACATCGTCGGCGGCTACGCCAATGCGTGGAACGGCATCGTCGAGAAGTATGATGAGTCCGCGGTGGCGGCGAAGGCCGCAGCCGCTGCACAGCGTGAGATGATCGAGTCGGCGCGAGCCGCGAACGCTGCGGCGCAAGCGTCCGGCACTGGCCAGTCGATGTACAATCAGTTTGCCGGGGTGAATGAATCGGCCGGCAGCGTCGGCGGGAGGAACGTTAACTACGACCAGACCAAGTCGGCACAGGACTCCGCCGCCGTGTTCCAGGCACAGTTCGCCGCAGAAGAACAGTTGCTGGCCGAGAACAAGGCGCTTGAGGCGGAGTTCAATCCGCTGAAGACAGCCACCGACTCCTACAACGCTTCGGTCGTCAGATTGCAACAGGCGCAGTCACGTGGGTTGATAACGGCTGCGGATGCGGTCAAGCAGCAGGCAAGTCTTGATCAGCGGTTGGCTCAAGCGACTACGACAATCAGTAAGTATGGCCAGGCCCATACGCAGGCGGATTTCGCCACACGGCAATTCGGTGTGCAGTCTGTGCAGTTCTTCACGAGCTTGCAGGCCGGGCAGCCATTCATGACGGCGTTCATTCAGCAGGGCCATCAGGTGCTGGACGTGGCGTTGGCGACTGGCACCGGGTTCGGCGTGCTCGGAGCGGCCGTTAAACAGATGTTCTCTGCTGTGAGCAACTTCATTTCGGCCAATCCTTTCCTGGTGCTTGGTGCTTTAATAACGGCCGTCATCGCTGGAATGGTTATCGCTGCGGAATCGGCCAGTCGTCGATTGAGCGATCTGACTCAACAACTTCGTGTATTTACGACTGACTATAAAGCGTTGGCGGCAAGCATTAACCAACAAGCACATATTGCATCAACGACCACCACGCTTTCGACCAAGGAAGCGACGCAGGCTGGCCAAATCATCAGCACGACTGCGAATGCTCCTGATCAAAATCAATTGCAGGAAATGCTTAAACTGACGGCTGACATCCAACGAGCGTTTGCAATTGATGTAGCGGCTGCTGCACATAAGGTTGCGCAGGCATTTGACGAACCGGCAAAAGCCGCTGACGAGCTTGCCAAAACACATTTTCCAGGTATGACGGCCGCAATTGCGCGCAACGTCGAACTGCTTGTGCTTCAAGGCAGGATGACGGAGGCCACGACAGTAGTCTTGAACGCGTACAAGACGGCTGTTGGCGACGCGAGCAGAGAAATGACGCCGATGCAGCGTCTCGGCTCTACGCTTGGCCACGCATTCGAAGTAGTGACGCAGGCACTGGGTGGCCTGGGCAACGCTATCGTTGGTGCCATACAATATATCGACAAATTCGGCAGCCATCTTCTCGACCCGATATTTAATTTGATTCCAGGCTTATCACCACAGTCCAGACCTGCTGTGGGTGCCGGTGGGACCGGTGATCTGCTCTCTGTCGCGCAGTCGCAACTCGGGCAAACCGACACGTCGATCGGCGCATTTCTGAAACAAAATGGTCAGACGCTCGATGCCGCGCAAACCGCATGGTGCGCGGCGTTTGTCAATGCGGCCTTGAAGTCGTTAGGTATCGAAGGTACGGGATCAAACGTCGCCACGTCATTTCTGAACTTCGGCCAAAAAGTTGATACGGCTCAGCGCAATGATATTTTAGTTCAGGCTCGTGGTCATCGAGCAGGCGAGACAGGTGGCCACGTCGGCATCGCAACCGGTAATACCAAGATCGGTCCCGGCGGCGAGATGATGGTTGAGATGACATCGGGTAATCAGAATGACCGGGTGCAGACCACATGGGAAAATGCCGCTGGCCTTGAAATTCGTCGCTCTGCTGCCACTAGCACGCAGTCTGTGCCGACATCTGCGGCCGTCGCTGATAGACAGGTTCGTACTCGTCTTGACGAGGCCCAGAAAAAATATGAATCGACGCAACCTGGCACAAAAGCGACTAATGATGCGACGATTGCCGGTTTGGTTGAATTGCAACAGCATGTCGAGGCGGGGTCGAAGGCTTACGATCAATTGACGGTCACGATTGGTTTGCTGCGAGGGGCAACCGAGAACAGCCGCACGCCTACGGAGGCGTATAGCAAGACGCTCAAGGAACAGAGCGATCTTATGGGTGTCGAAGGCGGCGCGGCCAGAGCGCTTGCGGAGATCATGAAGGCTGCCGACGAAGCCAACGTTGCGCAGACCGGTCACCATCTCACGGCAGCCGAAAAGGTCAAGTATCAGGATGAAGCGGTTCGTGGCCTGAACGCTGCGTTGCAGCTTAATATCGCCGAGTCGAAGCGCGAGACTGACGCGACGAAGGGGTCGATTGATTATCTCGTTGCTGGCACCAAGGCGACTGACGATTACAATGCGACGGTCAAGGCGAGAAAAGATGCGCTTGCTTTCGGTGCTCGCGACACCGATCAGTACAACGCTGCTCTCAAGATCCTCACCGCGCAGAACATCGCCGCGGCTGATGCCACGCGCTTGCGAGGCGTCACTGAAACCGCCGTAGGCAACGATGTCGAGATGGCGCGCACGAAACTGCGCCAGCAGATCGACGAACTCAAGCAGGCCCGTGATGCGCAGGGCACCAGCACCGAGGCGGTGAAGGCTTACAACATCGCCATCGACGAGTTGAGCGGCAAGCTTGCCACTGCCCGGACACCTGCCGAAGAGCAGTTGCATACGACGCAACTTGCCGGCGACATTGCCGGCAAGACTGCTGGCGCAACGCGCGAACTCGCGGCTGCAATTCAGGAATTGAACGAGAAGGAGATCGCCCGGACCGGCCATGGTGCGACCCAGGCACAGATCGCCGAACTGACAAACGCGAAATTGCGTGAATACGCTGGTGCGGTCAAACTCACCATTGACGCGAACGCCCGGCTCATCGTCGACAACAACGAAATGGCCGCAGCCATGTCGCAAGGCGGCAGAGCAATAGACGCCGCCACTGCCGCAATCAAGGCGAGGGCCGAAGCGCTGAAGGCCGGCCCGGAAGGTTCGGCGGCATATCTCACCGCCTTGCGACAAATCACGCAGTCGAACATCGAGGTTGCCCAGAGCGAGCGCGACAAGGCTGCCGCGACCGACGTCAGCAAATTAAGGGATGAGATCGACTTCACGAACAAGGAAATCGATCTACTCAACGCGAGCGTCGAGGTCAGGACGCGTGAACTGGCGATCCTGCGGGCGCGTCAGTCCATGCAATTGAAGCCCGGAGATATGCCAAGCGCCAAGCAACAGGAAGTCATCGATCTTACAGTAACCGGTGCTAATCTGGGTGAGTTTCAAAAACAGACCAAGACGGCGCTTGACGATGTGACCGGCATGTTCTCGCAGTCATTTGACACAATCGGTACCGCCATCACGGATGCGCTGGTTGCCGGGCAAGGCAAGGCAATCGACTTTCGAAATGTGATGGTCTCTGTTGCGCAGCAGATCCTGACGCAGTTCATGAAACTTGCGGTTCTGAACCCGTTGATGAACGAGCTTTTCCCCGGTTCGGAACATCGTTCAACGATAACTGATCTACTCAATGCGACCGAAGGCAGAAAACCGGCCAATGATAATACCGCTAGCGGCATCGGCGGCATTGCCAAGGCGGCACCTGGCTTCCTTGAACGTGGCTATAACTGGCTGTTCAACATCAAGGGCGCGCAGGGACCGACGGGTGATTCCGCTGACACCGTGATGTCGCATCTGCGCGGCACCACTGACATGGTCGGCGGCAGCGGCGGCGGTGCGGACGTATCATCGATAACTGATGCGGTGAAAGAGGGGTCGAAGAGCCTCACCGACGCAGTGGACAAGGCGGCACCAGGTTTCGCCGAGGCCGTGACGACGGCCGGGCCGGATATCGCAGACGATATTCGAGACGCAGGACCAGACTTTGCCAGTTCGCTGAAGGCGGTCCTGGGCAGCACTTCGGGTGGCGATTCAGGCGGCAGCATGGTTGGACTGGTCGGAAAGGCGATCGGTTTGGTTGGAGGTCTGTTCGGCGGTGGTGACTTTATGACCTCCACACCAACCGCTGCCACAGAAGCCATCTCTGCTGTTGATGCGACATCGGCGACCGGACTAGGCGGCGGGTTCCTTGGCGGAATGAAGTACCACGGGGGAGGCGTCGTGGGCCTCGACGGTACGCCTGTCCTGATGCCGGCGATCAACCTGAACACCTTGCCGCGCTTCCACGAGGGCATGGGCGGCGACGAGTTCGCTGCCATTCTTCAGAAGGGCGAACGCGTGTTGACCACGCAGCAACAGCAACAGGTCGCCGCCGCGGCGAATTCCAACGAATCGAAGTCGAATGGTCCGATGATATTCAACTTCAGCTTCCCGGCGAATTCCTCGCCGGACAGTTTTCGTCGCGCCGGCCAGCAGGTCGCAAACAACGTATCCATGGTGATCGACCGGGCGAAGAGCCGAAACGGTGGCCGATGAAGTCACTTCAATGCCTTGGCCGGATCGATGTCGGTGCGCTTGAAGCAGCGGTCGTCCGGCATGCGGCAGACTTCGGGCTGGCGACCTTTCGGCAGTCGTGGCCCGGAACGCCACACAGTGATACAGAAACGCTCTATCTCAGAATGCCAGCAGCCATCACGGTTGAGAGCATATTCGAGTCGCTCGATTGCCAGGACGGCCCGCTGATGCACGAACCGGCCTTCGCTGACGCGGTTGCTGCGGTCTCCGGCCTTGTTGGTGGCGAGCCGGCAAGAGCGATGATCGTCAGGCTACGGGCCGGCGGCAGGGTCGCCAGGCACACCGATCAGGGCGCCTACGCGGACGCCACAAGACGCTTCCATCTGTCTGTGACAACCAATGCGCAATGTCTGATGCGTGTCGGCAGCGAGACGGCGCATGCAGAACCCGGCGAGGTCTACTTCTTCGACAAACACGCCCCGCACGAGGTGGTCAATGAAGGCGACACTGATCGGATTCATCTGATTCTCGATATCTGGCAGCGCAAAACTACCAAGATCACCTATCAGGAGGAATCATTCAGTGCCGTGCGTAACGAGATTGCCGGCCTGATCGTCGAGCACTGGAGCGAGGTGGCGGACAATCCGGATATTCCGGTGGATGTTGACTGGGACTACGCCGCCAAGGCGGACGATCTCGGACTCCTGCGTGTGCTGACAGTGCGTAGTGACGGCGTTTTGGTCGGTTACATCATCTTCCTGTTGGCCACATTGCCGCATTACCGGACGGTTCTCTCCGCAGCCGACGATGCATTCTTTCTCAAAAAAGAGCATCGCAACGGCATGGTCGGTGTGAGGATGTTCCGCGAAGCCGAAAAGATGTTGGTTGAGTGCGGCGTCAGACGAGTGGTCTATCATGAGAAGACCAAGGTGCCGATCGGCAAAGTTTTCAAGTTCCTTGGCTATCGACCCATTGAAACGATATGGTCAAAAGAGCTTGCGCCGCCAGCGACGAACGTGCGTGTGATGATTAAACGTCAGGCGCAGATGAGACCGCGACCGTTGCGCCGAATCCCGATCGTGTAAGGCCCGACAAATGACATCGTTTGTTGAAGTGCAGTTCCCACCCAACATCTCGGCTGGAGCGAAGGGCGGCCCAGCCTTCAATACCACCGTGCTCGAACTTGCTTCCGGTGCCGAGCAGCGCAACATCAACTGGGCACGGGAGCGGCCGGAATACGACGTATCCACCGGTATGAAGTCCGCCGATGACGTGCGAGCCTACCAAAAATTCTTTTATGCGCGTCGCGGCAAGGCGATCGGGTTCCGGTTCAAGGACTGGGGTGACTACCGTTTGCCATTCTTTAGCGCCACTCCTGGTGATCGAGACGCGTTGCCGGTGTTGTTTGTCACGGATGGTGTCACTCAGACGTTCCAGATATATAAAGCTTACACTGATTCTGGCGGCACCTTTCTGCGTAAGATTGTCAAGATCGTCGCAGGTGAGATCGCACTGTTCAATGACGCTACTCTCATGACCGATCCGGCCAACTACACGGTCAATCTGAATACGGGTCTCGTCACCCTGTCTGCCGGAGTTTATGGCACAACCGGCCACGAAATTACCGGATGGTGCGAGTTCGACGTGCCGGTGCGGTTCGATACTGACAAACAGACCGTGACACTGAGCGGCAACGAAATCATGATCTGGGATACAGTTCCGATCATCGGGCTGAAGTTCTGATGAAGTCGATCACCACCAATCTCAAGAACCATCTCGCCGAGGAAGTCACGACATTGGCGAATTGTTGGTCGATCACGCGCCGTGATGGACAGCAGTTTCATTTCACAGACCACGATGAGGATTTGGTTGTCTTAGGCAACACGCATCTGGCTGAATTCGGCTACCAGCAAACCGCCGTCACGTCGTCGGCAGCACTTGCGGTGGACAATCTGGAGGTCACCGGCATCTTTGATGTCGCATCAATCACATCGGATGACCTTCGTGCCGGATTGTATGACTTCGCAGAGGTGGCACTGTTCGCGGTGAACTGGGCTGACTTGACACAAGGCATCATGCGTCTGCGCCGCGGCTATCTCGGTGAGGTAACTGTCTCTCCGTCAGGCATCTTCAATGCGGAACTTCGCGGGTTGATCCAACGTCTCGTCGCCAAGGTTGGCCAGGTCTACACGCCGGAATGCAGAGCCGATCTTGGCGACAGAAAGTGCCGTGTCGATTTAGCACCGTTCACGTTCACGGAGACAGTGAATTTGTTGGGCGATGCAGCGCACTTCGGCGCGACGAACGGCAACTCGCTGGCGGTCGCTGACGGTTACTATAATGCTGGTGTGGTCACCTGGCTGACCGGCCTTAATTCTGGTCGATCGATGGAAGTCAAGAATTGGGGTGCCAGCGGTGCGATTACCTATCTGTTTCAGGCGATGCCAAGACCAATCACGCTGGGCGATACATTTCGTATCTACACGGGATGCGACAAGCGACACGATACATGCCGCGACAAGTTCAACAACATCGTCAACCGGCAGGCCGAGGATTTTATCCCCGGTATGGACGCAATCATGCAGTCGCCGAGTGCGCCAGATGCGAGCGGTGGTGGCGGAGGCAAGAAGTGATCGAGCGCGAAGTGGTCGTGACGGAAGCGAGACGGTGGCTTGGCGTGCGTTGGGTTCATCAGGGCCGCAGCGAATTCGGGATTGATTGTGTCGGACTTGTCGTCGCAGTGACGAAGGCACTCGGTATAGCGGATTATGATTTCAAGGGGTATCCACGTGAGCCGGTCGCTACACAATTTGTCGGGCATTTTCTCGCTGGCGGTGCCACACGCATTCCGATCCCCGAGGCGAAGCCAGCGGATTTGATGATATTCCGTGATACGATTTACCCGTGCCACGTGGGAATTGTAGCTGCATGGAGCGATTCACCGACCATCATCCACTCCCACGCCGGCAGGCGTAAGGTGGTCGAGGAGCGCATGGCCGGAGACTGGAGCAAGCAGTGGGTCGCTGCGTTCGCCATGCCAGGGGTTGGCTAAATGGCGATTACTGCTGTAGGCGCAACGGTAGCAGCAGTCGCTGGCATCTCGGCTGGCGTGGCCGGTGCCACTTTTGCCACTGCCGTTGCCGTCGCGAGCATCGCATTCTCTGTCGCCACCTTGGCGATGAACCTCCTGTTCCCGAAGAAAGGACCGGACACAGAAGGTGCGCGCCTCGGCGACTTGCAGATCACCAGTTCGACCTTCGGACAGGTGCGGCCTATTTGCTACGGGACGGTCAGGCTGGCTGGCAACATCATTTGGGCGCTGCCTATCACCGAGGTCAAGACGACCGAGCATCACGGGAAAGGTGGCGGCAAAGGAGCGAACAGCACAACATACACCTATTTTGGTACTTATGCGTTGGCGCTGTGCGAGGGCACGGTCGAGAAGGTGTTGCGTATCTGGGCGGACAACAAGATCGTATATGACGCAACGGCATCCGACAGTCAATTGATCCGGACCGAGGGATTTAACTTTCGGTTCTATCCCGGCAACGACTCGCAGCTTCCTGACAGCATCATCGAGGCTGACAAGGGTGTCGGCAACGTGCCAGCCTATCGAGGCACCTGCTATCTGGTCTTCGACAATATCCCGTTGCTCAATTACGGTAATCGTCTGCCAAATCTCACTGTCGAGATCACGATGATCGCGGAGCCGGCTTATCTCTATGAAGAGCTGACGCTGCTGGACTCCACGATCTTTGGTAATCTCGCGCCAATGTCGATCACTATCGATCCCGTGCGCGATATCGGCTATGCGCAGGGTCTGGATCCGAACGGCCTGGTTATCTTCGACACGTTGACGATGCAGGTCATCAGAGAAGCGCCGATGACTGAAATTCTCGCTGACGGGACGGATGGCGGACTTGATCCATCCTGGCTGAACTTCGGAAGCACCAATTTATACGAAGCCCCGGACGGAGCGTTATATTTCAGTGTCAACCAAGGTGGATGGAATACGTCGCGACTTGTTCGTGTCGATCAGAATACGTTGAGGGAGACCGCAACTTTTCCGAACCACAATCTTTTTGGTGATTCTACATCGAGCTTTGCCTGGTCGAGATATATAGGCTCAATCAGTTACTTTGATGCAACGGGTCGCCACGATCTTTTGGTGGTGTTGGGTTTCTACGGCGATTGGGGCGTGTTGTTTCTTCCGTCGATGACGTACGGCGGACACGGCAGCGTTCCCGGTTACGGCCGAGCTGTAGCTACTGGCAACATCGCGCTGGGCGTGGGTGATGCGTGGCTGTTAAGCATGGCCAGCATTTTCCTATTTTGGAACGACCGGATATTCATCTCTCGCGCACGTTATGGAGAACCCGACTTTTCCGGCAGTCCGTCCGGTGTCGTTGTCACGTTGATGTTTACTCTCAATGCAAGTGATCTTGATCCGGCCGCCGCATTGTTTGGCACGACGCCAGGGAGTTTCAGTTATGATCAGACGGATGACACGTTGCTATTTCAGTGCGAGACTGTAACCTCTGGACTTACCGGGTTGCACACGTATCTGATCAAATGGAGTCCGGTCAGCGGCATTATCTACGCGACACAGATGCCGGCAGGACAATCCGGCGGATGGAACACGGTGCAGTCGTGGATTCAAGGCAGCACCTACGCCAAGTTCGGTGTCGGCAGTGTCAGCATGATCGACGCCGCGACGGGCACTGTCTTGTTGGATCAAGGCTTAGGCCCTGGCGGTACGGAATGGCAGATCAACAACGGTATCGGCCTCACGCAAGTCTACGACTCACGAAACCAGATACTCTACGCTTACGTCAACGACGGCTCGCGTACTTTCTTGGCGAAGGTGAAACTAGGCCGCTTTGGCGGCACGGGCGCGACGTTGGGCGGCATCATTCAGGACCAATGCCGCCGAGCAGGCATGGCTGATTCAGACTTTGATGTCAGCGAGGTCACTGATTCGATTACCGGCTACATCATCAGCCAGCGCGCTACCGTGCTGGACACTCTCGCTTCGCTGCTGGCAGTCTTCATGGTCGATGCGATCGAGATAGACTACGTGCTGAAATTCAAGCACCGCGGCGGCGCGTCGGTTGCAAGTCTCACCCAGGACGAATTGATCCGGATTGCGAGTTCCGAGACTACCGCTGAGCCATACACCGAGGTGCGACAGCAGGAGGTCGAACTGCCTATGGCAGCCAGTCTCTCCTATATCGACCCCGATCGCGATTACCAGATCAACACGCAGATCGCCAAGCGTGTGCGCAATCCAGATCCCACGGTGTTCTCGGATAACCAGGCGGATCTCAGTCTCGCGATAACCACCAACGCGACCCGAGCCAAGCAACTGATCGAAGTCGTGCTGTTCAATGCATGGAATGAACGGCACACCTTCAACGTTCGTTTACCCCCCAAATACAGTTTCCTCGATCCGTCTGACGTTGTGCAGTTTACCGTCAGCGACGGTTACACCGCGCGAACTCGCTTGAATTCCACTTCACTCGGGTTGGATCACTCGCTCGACACGAAACTGATCGCCGAGACTGACGGGCAATACGTGTCTACGGCAGTTGCCGATGCCGGGACACCGTGGGGTCCGTCGCACAGTATCGTCGCGCTGGGACCAAGCGAATTTATCCTGCTTGACGTGCCGCTCTTGCGCGACATCGACGACGCGGGCGGAAGAGCCATCCGCGGCTACTGGGCAGCATCGACGCATAGCAGTGCTGCATGGCCGGGCGCGACTCTTCAGGAGTCGGATGCGCTGGATACATGGCGCACGCTTGGTGCCACAAATGACGAGGCGACTTTTGGATTCCTGGTTACGCCGCCACCCGAGACAGATGCGGTTTTCCTGACCCAGTATGACGGATCATTGGTGGTTACGGTTCTCGGCGGGCATGAAATTCCGGCTAGTACTACCGATCTCGGACTCGCCAACGGTGCCAATCCTTTGGCGTTGATCAAGACTAACGGTGAGGTTGAAATCATCCAATACCGCGACGTGACGACACTGAGCACCGGCACTTATCAACTTAGTATCTTGCGGCGCGGTCAGCGTGGCACCGACACGATGGCATCTGGTCACACGGCTGGCGAGACGATTCTTTTTCTCTCAGAGGTGACGATCGACGGGCTGCTGCTCGATCTCAGTCAACGCAGTGTTCTGGAATACTTCCGCACAGTTACGAACGGCAGTTCAGCTCAATCGGCCTTGATCAAGGGCTTCACATTTCACAGCCGCGATCAAATGCCGTACGCGCCGGTTGATTTTCGTAGCACCCTCTCGGGATCGCCGCCGGACCTTGTTGTGACGTGGCGCCGACGCACGCGCATCGGTGGCTGGCAGATGGACGGCGTCGATACTGTACCGTTGAATGAAACAAGCGAGGCTTATGAAGCGTACGTCATCGTGTCTGAGGGCGCGTTCGCGACCTTTGACCCACTTGATGCTGGCAGTTATCTTCGCGCATTCACGGGGCTGACTGCCGCCACATTAACTTACACTGCTGCCGAAATGTCTGTTGACAGTTTCGATCCTACGACCGATACACTCTATCTCGTGATCTACCAACTGTCAGGCATAGTTGGGCGAGGTTTCGCGGGATTTGAGGCTGTTCCGGCGTACTGATCAGAGGATCATTCTAGAATGGCCGTGACGCCCATCCTGAGCATTCCGCTGGTCGCACCGACCCAGACCGACAAGACGACCACTATGAACGACGCGATTGCGGCGGTCGAGAAGGCGACGCAGGACCAGCTTCCGGTGAGTATGGCTGGCGGCAACGTCACATTGACGACGTTGCAATTCACGCGAAACGTTTCGTTCCTTTGCTCGGGCCTGACTGCCGATCGCGATTTGATCGTGCCGCTGGTCAAACGCGTCTTCATCGTGCGCAACGCCAGCGCCTACAACGTGACCGCCAAGGGTGCCACAGGCTCCACTGTGGTGATCGCTGGCGGCGACGGTGCGATCATCCAGTGCGATGGCACAGACTGTGTTTCTCTCGCCGCAGGCGGCCCCGGCGTGGCCGGCCCGACCGGTCTCGCGGGCGGCGCGATTACCATCGGTTACGCGTTCTCAACCACCACAACGAACGCCGATCCTGGCAATGGCAATCTAAGGCTTAATGCCGGCACACAGAACACCGCCACGGCGATTTATGCCGATCTTCTTGATGGTAACGGCATCGACTGGACGACTGTCTTAGACAGCCTTGACGACTCGACATCGACAGAGAAGGGTCAAATCCGACTGTTGAGCCGGACCGACGACAGCAAGTGGATACTCTTTACAATCTCTGCTGTCGTCTCTCATACCGGATATCGCGAGTTGACCGTTGCCGTCGTCGCGTCGAGCACCACGAATCCATTCAACAATGCCGACGCCGTTCTGGTTGCCTTTACCAGAACGGGTAATGCCGGAGCGACTGGATCTACAGGAATCCCCGGAACGGCGGGCGCTTCTACAGCGTGGCACGACGGAACAGGCGTTCCGTCTGGCGGTCTCGGGGCGAACGGCGACTACTATCTCGATGACGCCACGGGCGATGTGTACCTGAAGAACACCGGCAACTCGCCGGCATGGGGAATCGTCGCGAACATCGCTGGTCCTGCCGGGACGGGAAGTTCCATTCCGAATGACGAGTTTCTGGCGAATGTGACTGGCAGCAGTGCGGTGCCGACCGGAACGACGTTGTCTGCTTTTCTCGATGCGGTTCTTGGAACGACAGCAGGCAAGGTTGTGTATCGATCAGGTTCCGGTTGGGTCGCAGGGACAGCGCGCACCGCTGGCCGGATGCAGGCACAGTGGGCCTCTGGCGCGACGGTCGCGAACGACACGATCTATTTCGCCTACGACGTGCCGTATGACGGCACGATCAACAGCCTCACGCATCTATGCGCAACGGGGAGTTTCACCGTGGCCGTGCAGATCAACGGAACGCCGGTCACCGGGCTTGGTGCCGTCTCGCCCACCTCGACACCGACCACGACCAATGCCACGGCGGCGAACACGTTCACGGCCGGGCAGCGGATCAGCGGGGTTATCACCGGAACGACCGGATCGCCCACCGATGCCGTGCTCTCCCTCAACGTGACCTGGGCGAACTGAGATGACCTGGACCTTCGGCGACAGTATGGATTTCTACGCCGCGGTGGCCGATGCGCTGGCGGGGTATTGGGATAGCGGCACGTCAACCGGCTACACACTACAGCCGGGGAGGTTTGCTGGCAGTCAGGCTTTACAAAGCGCCTCCACGGGCTCGTGGCTGACAAAATCGAGCGCGGTCAACGACAGCGTTCATCATTTCATCTGTGCAGTTGAGCAGACTGCGGCACTGAGCGGCACCACCGCCGGCTTGTATTTTGAGTTATTCGATGCCACGACGGCGCAATGCAGCGTCGTGTTCCGCTCTGATGGCGCAATATTGCTGACATCCGGCGGGCCAACTGGCACGACATTGGCGACTTATACGGGCGCGATCAGCGCACAGAACACTTGGACCGCATTTGAGATCGAGGTGGTGGTTCATGCGTCGGCAGGTTCGATTACCGTGCGCAAGAACGGCAATGTCGGCGCGGCGGACTTTACGCTTGGATCGCTGAACACCGCAGCAGGCGGCGTGCATAACTATGCCAACAAGCTGACTATCGGCCAGCAAGCTTCGATTGTGCGGCAACTGATCGACGATTTGCTGTGGCGCTCGGATGCGACCTCGGTGGCGTGGCTGGGCGACATCCGCGCGTATCAGCAGATGCCGGCCAGCGATGCGAGCGTGCAGTTCGCTAAATCACCGACTACTGTGACAACAACGCCGTTTTCGGGATCAAGCACGTTATCGAAGGCCAGCGGTGCCGGCCTTATGGCGGCGTTCACGGCGCCCTATACCGGCACGATTGCGTCAGTCACCGTGCAAGTGTCAACAGGCGGAACTGGTAATCTCAAGGCAGCGATTTATGACGCAGCCAAAGCGAACGTGCTTGCCACGTCGAACGCTGTTGTCAATCCGGTGGCAGGGGCAGTCGCCATTACCTTCGGCACGCCGTTATCAGTCACCAAGGGCACTGTTTACCACCTTGCCGTTGATGCAGACTTTACGATCATATATACCGTCACATCGAGTTCCTCTGCTGGGTTCTCGTTTACAACTGCGTATGCCAGCTTCCCGGCAGCTTCCCCTACTACCGCCGCGACCGCGGCATTTATATTCTCCGTCGTGACAACACCTACCGTCAACGCCGAACTGGTCGGCGAAACCTTGCAGGACGGCACCACGAGCTACGTGTTCGACGCGACCGTGGGCCACGGCGATCTGTACGCGATCACTCCGCTGGCCAGCACACCCAACTCGATCATCGGCGTGAACACCCGCGCGTTCATGTCCAAGTCCGATGCCGGTTCGCGCTCCGGGCAAATCCAGATCAAGTCCGGCTCGACCACAGTGAACTCGACGCCGCTGGTATTGAGCACGAGCTTCGGCTGGAACTCGCGGTTTGATCTGCTCGACCCGAACGGCAACGTTGCGTGGACCGCTGCTGCCGTAAATGCCCTTAACATTGGTCCAAGTGTGGCTAGTTGATATGCGCCCAAGCTACGCGCCGAACGATTCGAGAGACCTGGGTTTGGTCTACGCCAAACTTGTAGGCGATGGCCTGCTGACTGTAGCCCCCAACGGCATAGAGCTTCCGTATGCGCTTTATTGCGGCAGCATTGAGAACCGCCGTCGATGTGCGCTCTCCCCGCGCCGGGTTCTTTGGTGCAGCCGCAGCCCCGATCGCATGCCTGCCTTTAGCCGCGCAGTCGGCTGCGTTGTCCGCGTTCGTACCAAGAAACAGGTGGTCCAGTCGCACGCAAGAGGGGTTGTCGCACGAATGGCAGACCAGCAGACCCTCGGGGATCGCACCGTTGGCCATTTCCCAAGCAACGCGGTTTGCACGCACATGCTTACCGTGCGCGAGCAGCTTTCCATAGCCTCGCGTGCTGACGTTGCGATAAATCCAACAACCGTCGCTTTTGGTGACGTTCCGCCAGAACCGCTCCTCGACTCCTCCCATGCGCATTTTGTCGGAGCAGGGGCGACTACAGAACCGCCCTTGGCCGGCTTTCACCTTATGCGGGAGAGGGTGAAACACTGCGCCGCACGTTTTGCAGTTGGCAGTGATGCTCGGGTGTCTCATGCCGATAACCTACCACAAGTCGGCGCGCATGGAAAGATACAAGCCTGATGACCGACGTTCGCAACACCCAGATCGGCGCCGAGGTCTGGGCTGCCGGAGAACCCGCGCTGCGCGTCACGCAAATGGGCAT